ACAGTTACACCTTAAATTTTTAGGTGGATGGGCCATTTTTTCTAATAAATTAAGGCGTGCCTCTACATCTTTCATCTTATCATCTAATTCATTATCGTCAAATACATATGACATAATTTTATCTAAATTAAAATGTTTAGTTAATTTTGTTGCTACAGCATTAATTACAAATCTAGATACTATCATTTTAAGTCCATTAATATTTCTTCAAGTCTGTCAAATCTATCATCTAGTTGTGTTTCTATTTTTCCAACACTAACTTTTAAATTTACTATACTTTCTTCATTAGATTTTACTCTTTTTACAGTTTTAACCTGTTCATTGCTAATATTTTCTATTTGATTTGAATTATTACCAAAAGAAACTGCTGCGCCTACAATAATAGTTCCAATAGTTAATAAAGAGCCTAATGAAATCTTTTTGTCTATCAATACATCCCCTTCATTTTACTTTTAACAGCTTTTCCATATTTAGCTTTTTGCTTTCCTTTTTTAGTAGCTGTTTTCTTTTTTTTGTTTTCAGAAGCTTTTTGAGATGGGGTTAAAGACTTTCTAACAGATTTAGGTAAATATCTACCTCTTTCTGACTTAGGCTTTCTTCTATCTTTAGCGCTAACGTAGTCCCACTCTTGTTCTGTCCATTTTTTTAAAGATTTTTGTGATTTTTTAAGAACCACTACTTATAGCCTCCGCCTTTTGCTTTATACTGTTTTGCTAACATTTGCGCTTTACGAGCAGACCATTGTCCAGCTCTACCACCTTTAGTGCCAGATTTTATAGATTCAAACAATCTTTTACGCATAGTTGGTTTTGTATAGTTTCCTGCTTTATTAACAGTACTTTTTTTAGCTCTAGCCATATAAACTCCTTACCATTTTTCTTTGTCAGCCCAATATGCTGCAGACATTTTGCCTTTAGCAATATTTTTAGCGTGCCTAGCTTTAAAAGACTTTCTTCTGTTCTTTTGTTTTTGAGACTCGCCTGGCTTAGGTTTGCCAGCTGTAGTAACACCTTGCTGGCCAAATCTTATAGTTTTAATTTTACTACCTTCTTTAGCAACTACAACATGTGATTTTTTAGGATGATTAGGTGTACGTTTAGGTTTATTATAACCACTTACTCCTGCTCTTCTTAGTCTCGCATCTTTAACTTTCATGCTTGCCCGCCTTCTGTTTCGCTACCATAAATATACAAAATATTATCATCTAAATCAAACTCCGATTTGCAAGAAGGGCATTTCCATGAGTCTATATCCCCATTTGGTTCTATAACACCTATTCTTTTACTACAATCTTCATCATAATATAAGTTTTTTTCACATATTGGACAAGGGTCAATTTTTTCTGAAAGTTCACTCTTTTTCTTTATGTGCAAGTATTTTGGTTTCTCCACCTTTAATAGCCTCCAGTTGTTCAGGGCTAAAACCAGCCCATACAGTTAATTCTTCACGTTTCTTTTCTGTTTCAAATAATCCAGACATTTTAGCTAAAGCGTCCAGACTTCTAAGCCTGTCTTGGTCTCTTTCTGAAACATCAGCTATATCTTTATACTTTTGTATAATATACTCGGGTGTAACACCTTCTTCTTTTAAAATTAAAGATATTTCTTCTTTTACCATTTTCATTACCTTTTCTTGTTGTAGTAACTTGTTTGCTGCAGTTTTAATATACTGCCTATCTGATGCTTTTGGGTAAACTCTGCTGTACGCTTCTTCCATATCCACCCCAGCCGCTACATATTTAGCAAATAATAGCTTTTTAGAGGATAATTTAGTTGAACGTATCTTTTTAATCGTGTCATA